GTCTTGGATCAGTGGCGACTTTTCAACCGACCCCACCCCGCCTGTAGCGTTTTGCATCATCACGCGTGGCCCGCCGCTCGCTGCTCTGCACGCGTCTTGCGTCCATGGCATCGACTGCACAGCGTCTGTAGGTTCGCCTCGTCGTCCGTTCCACCGAGCTCAAGCGGCACGACGTGGTCGACGTGGGCCGCAAGGCCGTACGCGACGACGTTGCAGCTGCGGCAGGTGAACGAGTCGCGGATCAGGATCCTCGTGCGTAGCGCAGCCCAGTCGTGCGTGCGGTAGTGCGCCGTCTCCTTCGCCGGTCTGGCCTTGGCCTTCGGTGGCGGCCTCCATCGTCGGATCGCGTCTGGCATGGCTGCATTCAATCCAGATTAGTCGGGTCGTAGAACTTCGGCTTCATGATCAGCAGCCGCCGACGGTCACAGTCGGCACGCCGTTCCTCGATCTCTTCTGGGGTTGGATCGACTGGCTCGCCACGCCTGCCGCCTCGGCCACGGCCACGACGCAGGTCCTTTACCTGGTCCTTTAGGCGGGCCTGGAGGACCGACACGGTGATCCCGGCCACGAACGCAGCCTCGGCCGATGTCGCCCCTTTCGCGTAAGCCTCACGCACGATCCTCTCCTGCACCCTCGACAGCCACTTCTTCCGGCTGGGCCTCACGGCTCGGCCTTTCGGATCCGTATGACAGTCCTGGCAGGCTCGTTCCTGGACGCGTACCGCTTGTGGATCGACCATCGGACGACCTGGTCGTCGTCCTGCCATACTCCTGCGTCCGTCAGCGCATCGGCCACGGCCTTCAGGACGTTGTCGCCGTCGGCCCTTGGCCATGCCGGGGCGTCAGGTTTCAGGTCGTGCTTTCGCCAATGCGACGGCGGACGCTCGAACACGGCGTCCACGTCCAGGGCCACGGCGCCGACCAGCTGCTCGGCGTTCTCCGCCTGGGCCATCAGCACGATCGCCTGACGGTAGCCGTGGATTGCGTGGCCGCTTGGCGTGTACGTCCGGCCGCCACCGTGACGCGTGAACCGCGGACGCGGCTGCGGCACCGGCTGGCCTGGCACCTGTAGGACAATCATCGACGTCTCCTCCGTGAGACGCCGACACGTTCCCCATTTTCTTTTGACGAGTCAAATCGTCGCCGCCTCGCGGAACGCATCGTCGACCTGGGCCTCGTTGAGCCCGAGGGCCGCAGCGAGTGGCACCAGCATCTGGTGCGACCGCTCGACGTACGGCGCGTAGTCCCACTCCACCCTCACCTCCTCGCGCTGCTGCGGGTCGGCGATGGCGTCGATGGCGGCGTCGACCTGTGCGAGTGGGATGCCGTGCCTGACCAAATAGAGGCGTATCTGCCGAGCCGTGACGCTCACGGGGACGGCCGGCAACTCTGGCAGGTCGTCGGTGGATTCGGGCAGCAGCGACCAGTTGCCATCGTCCCGAACTCGCGGCGTCCAGCCGGGCCAGGCCGAGAGCATTGCCCGTCGATTCGGTGTACCGGGAAACGTCCGCGCCTCCGTCGGCGTCTGGCAGTTTCGATAGTCGGCAAACGATTCGTAGACGCTCGCCGTCCATCCTGTCTCAGAAACCGCCGTGATGACTGCCTCGCGGTCAGTGCCGTCCGTGTATGTAATCATGGCCTACCTGTGGTTGAAAAACGGCGATAGCTGGATGTTGGCGTCAACCGGCGTGGCGCGAGTGCCGCAGGTCCGCACAGCGGAATCCGAGCGCGGCATCATCACTAGACGCCCGTCTTGAAGCACATGCGCTCCGGCGGCCGGATTGCTGCCAGAATATGTGTCTGGCAGCGCTGTGAGCGTGTCGGTATCCGGCCGGTACGCGCGAGCCGCTGTCGATGATCCAGGTACGAGCAGCACGCTCCCGTCAGGCATGAGTTGCCCGCCCAGATGCCCTGTGGCTGTTCCAGCGACGGTCCTCGCCGTGTCTCGTCGCCAGTTGTAGACGACGACGGCGGTGACATTCTGCGGAATAAGTGCGATTTCGTCGCCATTCGGCAGCAGGACTGCGCCGAAAAATCTTGTGGCCGACGTCCCGCCGTCGTAGCCCAGAGCCGCCGACGAAATGAACAACGAGTCGGCCACCGGGTCATAGATCGCAGCCGAAGTATGGCACGGCGCGCAAAACACTCTCCCATCCGGCAGTAGGAACGCGCCGGAAGTGGCAGTCAGACTGCTGCCAGAATTGAACGTGAACGTCCCGGCCGGCGTGGTAAGCGTTTGCCGCTGTAGGTCGTAGATTCCTGCCGACGCTTGCAGCGACGGTGCAAGGTAGATCCGCCTCCCTCCGTCAATCAGACACCCGCCAGTATACGCATTCCCTCCCGGGAACGTGCCGCCTGGCGTGGTCACTGTGCTGTTGGTGAGATCGACAATCCTCGCCGTCGTAGAGGCTCTCGGGATCACAAATACGCGACCGTCGTTCATGAGAACGCCGCTGGTGAAATTGCTGCCGCCTCCGAACGACCCAACGACGTATGTGCGGTTGTTGTTGGAATCGAACACCAGCCCGCCAGTCGCCGCGAATGGAGTAGCCCACACACAGCCGTCTGTCGCCAGCACTGACCCGACGTAGTTGTTTGTGACGGCGGATATGGTAGCGGCAGTTGCCCGCGTGCCGTATTGCCAATTGCTTGACCTCGAGCTCGCGTACACGGCGTCCTGTGTCGCCTGCCAGCTCGGCCGCCGCCAATCCAGCGACTCGCCAATGCCTCCAGGCATCTGCGATGGACGAGCGGGCGAGCCTCCGACCGCACGCGGCGGCTGGGCGTACTGCGTCGGCAATGGCAGGATGCCGACGTTCACAGGTCAGCGCCGAGAGCCGTGACGTGCGTTGCCTGGGAGACGCTCGTCGTCGCCCGCAGGGACCAGGACGCGGACGGCAGAATCAGGTTGTTGTAGACCACCGAGACGCGAGTCTGCTGGACCGTTGATGATCCTGTGGCGGCGGCCACGGTCACCTCGTCTAGGAGGATGTATGAGGTGCCATCGTGCAGAAACAGCCGCACAATTGCGGCCGCAGACGTTGCAGCGCACTTGACAATAACCTCTGCGATGCGTGTGCCTGCCGCTACGCCCGTGATGACTGTGCCGACGTTGCTTGGAGCCGTGTACGAGCTATCGGCAGTTGCGATGCTGACGGCACCGATGCGGGGCGTGGTTGCGAATGCTGGGCTGGTTGCCATTGCTTATCTCCTATCGAAATGCCTGCCAGAGGTAGAGCCGTGCGGCTGCGTTCGCGCCTGCCGCCAGATCGCTGATCTGCGATGTTTGAATCGTCACCGCATCAGCGGCGCCTGCACCGTGCGTACTCGCATGACCAGCCACAACCGAGACGAGATTCCAGACCGTGCCCGACCATTGGTACAGACGGCCACTCTCTGTGACCTGTTGTCCGACCGTGGGTGATGATGGAAATGCCATTTTTTAGCTATTGAAGAACGCGGCCGTTGGTGCCGTGAAGTTGCCGGTTGTGGTGTATCGCGCCACGCCCTTCGTGATGCGGTACTCGTCCATGTAGCCCTGAAAATTTCCCGGCCCTGCGCCGGGCCACGGGCCGCCGATGCGAAACGTCAGGCCAGACGCCGACGCGATTGATCCAGATGCCGTGTAGTTCAGCACGCGAGTGCCGTCAAAAAACATCTGCCAGCTAGTGCCGCTGCGCTGAAGCGCGATGTGCTGCCAGGCGTTTTTCGTCGCGGCAACCGACGAGCCGGCGAACGTGGAGCCGAGAGTGTCTGGTTGTGCCAGATTCCATGTGCTGCCGTTTGACGAGATGCACAGAGCCAATTTGTCGCTCGTCGCGGCACCGTAGTTGCCGAGGATTCCAATTCGATAGTCCGAAGACCAGCAGAAAATCGAATTGCCACCCGTCCAGTATTGCCACCATTCCATCGTGAAATCGCCGGAGCCGAAATCCAGATTGGCTGCGTATGGCGTCGTCAGCGCGCTGGTCGTGCTCGAGAAATAGCCGGACGAGCCGCCAAACTTGCTTTGAGTGGTGGAGATAACGGCGGGGCTGACCGCCGTGACAGTTTTTGCCGACGACGACGAGTCGGTGAACGTGGTGCTGTTGCTGCTGCCGTCCATGTGCAGGAGGAGCGAGACGGACGCGAAGTTTGGATCACTACCTGGCGTGACGCTGCCGCTGGCGCTTGAATAGCTGCCAGTTCCAAGCGAGTTCACGGCCGCGACCCGGAAAACGTAGGCCGTGCTGTTGGTCAGCCCGGTCACGGTGGCAGACGTTGCCGTCGAAGTTCCATCCGAGAACGTCGTCCAGGTGCTGCCGCTGTTGCTTGAATACTGGATGACGTAGTCGGTGATCGGCGTGCCCGTGTAGGTCGGCGCCGTCCACGCCAGTGCCACCTGCGCGTTGCCAACGGTGCCGGTCACGCTCGTCGGGGCGGTCGGGTACAGCAGCGACCAGTTGCTCGAGTCCGAGTCCAGGCTGCCGATCTCGGCGTACGCGCCCTCGGATGCCCACCGGTACATGCGATTTGTCGAGCGGTCGAGGTAGATCGTCGAGGCCGCGCCGGTGGCTGGGAACGCCGACGCTGTAGCGGCCTCGACCACTCCGGACGAGCCGCCGCCGGCGAACTGCGTCACGACGCCGCTCGAGTTGCGGTAGTACAGCTTTCCGTCGGCCTGGTTTATGCCGATGTCGGCGTTGCCCAGCAACGTTGGCGTATTGCCTGCGGTGTTGCTGTACTGAATCAGCCCGGGCACGCGGCACCTCGCTTAGAACGTGCCGCCGTTGATGCTCACGCCTGACAGCGTGCCGCCCGTAATGCTGACGTTCGACGCGGACTGCGTGGCCATTGAGCCCAGGCCAAGGTTTGTCCTGGCCGCAGAGGCGTCCGTCAGATCAGACAGATTCGAGGCCTTGGCCAACTTGTTGCCGATGGACGCCGTGATCGTCGTCGAGAACGACGCGTCGTTCCCCAGGGCGTCCGCCAGCTCCTTGAGCGTGTCCAGGGCCGATCCGGCGCCGTTGACCAGGTTCGAGATCGCCGTCGAGACGTAGGCCGTCGTGGCGATCTGCGTCGTATTGGTGCCGGCAGAGGCCGTCGGTGCGGCAGGCGTCCCGGTGAACGTGGGAGACGCCAGCGGAGCGTAGCTCGACAGCTGGCTCGACACGTCAACCGCCGACACGGCTGCGGCCACGAATGCGGTCGTGGCGATCTGCGTCGTGTTTGTGCCAGACGCCGCCGTCGGGGCCGTAGGCGTTCCCGTCAGGGCAGGGGAGGCCTTTGTGGCGTAGCTGCCTGGCCCGCCAACTGCGATCACGGTGGCCGTGCCGCCGCTGCCCTGGCCGATGTACAGGATCTGATCGACCTCAGACCAGGCCAGCTCGGATTGCAGCAGGCTCGACGGTGCGCCGCTGGCGCCGCCGAGAGCTCGCCTGCGGATACGGATCTCGTTGTCTGTTGGCATCGCGTGCCCTCCGTTACCAGTTTCCGCCGTCCAGGATCAGGCCTCGCTCCGGGTAGTTCTTCCATTTGGCCCCGTCTCGTCGCAGCAGGTCGCCGGTGGCGGCGTTGACGAGCTCGACGTCCTGGAGCTGCGACAGCGTGCCGACAGCGGCGCCTGCAGGCCCGATTCCGCCCGTGGCAGTCGCCGTCACGGTTGCGGACGCGACAGACGCATTCACGGCCGTGCCGGCCGCGGTGGCCGAGATCTGCTGCGACGTCACGGAGACGTTCATGGCATCACCTCAACGAATCCTGCCAGGGCCGTACGCGTCACGGTGCCGGGGGCCGTCCACACGAGCCGCCACGCGTACGTTCCGGCCTCGAGGGCCGCCGTTTGCAGCTCTGTCAGCGACACGTTCACCTGGCCGGCCGCCAGGTCGACGGCCGTGACAGTCGGGGTCGCCATCGTGGCCCCGGTGATCGCCGAGACGATCTGTGCCGCGAACGTGTAGCCCGTAAGCGAAACGGAGAAATCGACGAGCGTGCCGTACTCGTCGCCGCGGCGGAACGCCAGGTTCAGCTGGCCAGGCAGATTCTCGGCGATTGCACCCATGGTGCCGCCAGAATGCCAATTCTGCCGCAGCCGTTGAACTTGCTCGAGCTCATTGCGTCAGGCCGGCGGTATGCCGCTCGAGCACGTCGAGCCCGGCCGGCGTGAGCGTCAACGTCCTGGCGATCCGCTCCTGGCGCCGCACCATGCCCGCCTTGGCCAGGCCATCCAGGTACTGCTTGGCGGCGTTTGGGCTCGACCAGTGGAACGCCACGCACAGCTCCCGGAGCGTCGGGCTGTAGCCCTTCTCTTCGCAGTAGCGTTGAATCCAGAACAGGATCTTCAGGCGGGTGGACGTCATCAGGCGATCTCCTTGAGCTTCTGGACCATGGCCCGCTTCGTGGCCTCGAACCGGGCCGCGTCCTCACCGCTGAAGGCCTGAGGCGGCGGCCGGTCGTCAGGCCGGCCCGTCGGCCGATGCTCGCGTGGGTTGTCGAACTGGCCGCCCAGGACCTTGTCGACGAACCCGGCGTTCAGCAGCTGTGGCAGCGTCACCGGATCCCGGAAGTACCGGCACCGCGGCAGGGCCTCGATCGCCGCCAGGGCCTTGGCGAACCAGCCCTCCTCCGCAAGCCTGTCGGCGGCCTTGTCCGGGGCGTCTGGCAGCGTCCAGGGCCGACCCGTGCCGGCTGCCCAGGCCTTCCGGAGCGTGTCCCAGCCTGGCGGCCCGGCAGGGCCGCTGCCCTGGTCCTCGAGCGCAGCGACACCGGGGGAAGAAGAAGAATTTCTCTCTTCTCTCTCTCTTCTCTCTAGTGCGCTTTTGCGCACCCGTGGGTGCGCGTCTGCGCACCCGCCGGTGCGCTTTTGCGCACCCGCCGGTGCGCTGGCCTTGGCCTCGCCGGCCCGGATGGCGTGCATTGCCCGGTTTTTCGCGGATTTCGAGAACCGACGCTCCCATCCGGGGATCGCCACAGTCCCGTTGTCTCCGTCGATCACCAGCCAGCCCACCGATTCGACCTCCCGCCAGAACTCCTCGTCGCCTCCGCACAGCCGTCCCAGCAGCCGGACAGACATACGGGCCGTCCCGTCCGAGCTGTTCAGGGCCGCCCAGCCCCAGAGCATCATCAGCCGCCCGACGACCTGGTCAGCCGGCAGGCCGGTCCGGTCGACGAGCTCGAGTACCTCGGGCTTCTGGGGAAGGCAGACGTCGTATGGGATCCATTCACCGGCCATGTAGGCCTCCTTTCAATTCCGCCCAGCCGCGTCGAAGCGGCACCGTGCCTATCACGAGGGCGGCGTCGATTACTTTGCTACCGGAAGCTTTGCGTCCGGGTAGTACGATAGGTTTGTCTTGGCCTGCGTACGCCATGCGTTCCACGCGATGACGCACCTGGCGTACATCTCCTTCGCTCCAGCACGCCGACCTGTCGAGTCAACAGCGTTTTCCATTAGCCAGCGCGAGATCTTGCGATCGGGGAGTGTAGGAGACGTTCCAGTTTCATCACGAACAGCCTTCCAGAATTCTGTGGCGTCCTTTCGCGATTTCTTGAATGTCGCGTACATAGCCCACACAACAGGCGACCGACGCATCCGCTTGTTCACCTTCGAGTCGCTGGCTATGTCACACAACCAACGGACGAACGACTTGCACTCGGGCTCGAACAGACATTCCGCGCGCTCGGAAGCTGCGTGTTGAGCGTAGTTCTCGCCCCACTTCCACAGCGAAATCGCCGACACTGCCAAGTTGATTATTTTGACAGGAACTTCGTGCAGCTCAGGGTCGACAGCCGCGAACGACTTGTTGATGTCACCGGTCGTGCGAATCGTGATCCGCGCGTCGAATGTTGCATACAGCTCTGCAACATCGCGAAGCGTGTCGCATTGGTATTCTTCGATGATCGCCTGCAGGGTGTCTGGCAGGTCGTCCATCTGCGAGAACGCAGTGCTTGTATGCTTACCGTTGACGCGGTAGTTCTCTTGCGTCTCCAGGCAGTGAGCCTTTGCCCAGTGCACCGGGCGCATCAGCCCTCGCGCTGCCATTTTTTTGTACGCGTCAACACGCTTCTCAGAAAGCGGCCTGTCGTTGCGTACCTGCTCCATGCCTGACCACTTTTCTGCCATCGTTTTCGTCACTTTGTGGGCACGCGGCGTGCCAATCAACTCGTAGCTCATGATGAGCCTCCTGTCTTCATTACTTCGTCGCATCGCACGACGCGATCAAATCAACCAGAGCGGCCCGCAACTCTTCAGCACGAGTAGGGCACCGATCAAGAAAGTCCTGTTCGTAGAACGTCTTTTATTGGCACTTTTTTCATCACGCCACCCTCCATTCCCGCTCCCGCCCACCGTTCGCCTTGCGGCCCGTAAGCTCGGCCAGCCCGTGCCGCTTCAGATCCGCCAGCCGCTTGTTCACCTCGTGCGGCAACAGCCCGCATCGCCTGGCCAGCTCCGTCTGTCCGGCCGGCCCGGCCGCCAGGGCCTCGAGCACCAGGCGGCAGTGACCGGCCACCGGCGCCCGCTTGGCGGCGTCGTGCGACGTCTCCGGATCCTTCGCGCGAGCAGCCGCGAAGATCGGCAGATCGTTGATCGCGTCCATGCTGGATTTCAGCATCACCACTCCCCCCCGTACCGATTCCGCATCCGGTCGATCCAGTGGTCCTGCTCGCGGTCAGACAGCCGCGCGACGTGCCTGGCGAACCGCGGGTGAGCTGGCAGGGCAGTGGGCGGCGTGGCCGGCGTGTCGGCCTGCTGCTCGAGCTCCGCCGCCCGCAGATGCCGGGCCGCGATCTCCAGCAGCTCGTCGAGATCCGCCTCCCGCCGGCGGTATGCCGACATGCCGTCGCAGTCGTCGACGTCCTGGTCGTCCATGACCTACCTCCGCCGCCTGTAGTTCCGGAGCACGCCGTACACGGCCGCCGTCGACACGCCGGTCCGCTTGGCGATCGCGTCCGGCTTCAGGCCCTGGGCCGCGAGCTGCTTGACTCGCTCGCGGTCGACTTGCGTCCTCGGTGGCATTGCTCGATTCCCTTGTGTATTGGCCGCGTAACGTGCGGCGACCGGCTGCGGCAGTCGGGAAGGTTTGAAGCCGACTCCGCAGCTGCCGGCGTTACGCGCCACGACCGGCTGGGCGACCCATACGGCTGCGATGCACAGCCGAGCCAGGGCGGGCCGGCGACGAATCACTCGTAGCGGATGACGGCGAACCAGCCTCGAGGCCCGCGGGCCACGCCGCGCTCGACGATGCGGTAACGGCCACGCATCGCGTCCTGGTAGTAGCAGCAGCTGCGGACGGCGGCGTCGGCCGAGCTCGAGCTGAAGCCGATGCCCTCACGACGGCCGCCGGCCCGGCCGCAGTGCCGCAGGACGCCAGTCCTGGCCATCTGCTCGGCGGCCTCCTGGGCCGACACGATCGTGGTGACCGTGATGACGTTCTCGGCGTGGGCCTGGGCAGCGGCCACGAACAGGGCCAGAGTCATGAAAACCATCCAACGCATGGGATCCTCCTTGAAAAAAGACCTCGATCCATCACACACACGGCAGCCGCTGGGCTGCCCTCAGAACGGGATGTCGTCGTGGACCTGCTCGGACAGGGCTGCGGTCGCCTTGGCCGCCGGCGCTCGTGCCTTGGCCTTGGCTGCGGCCTCCTGGGCGATCTCCTCGATCGGCAGGAAGTGGTTCACGTTCACGAACAGCTTGTCCTTCTGGACGTGGACGATCTCGGCCCGGACGCGGCGCCCCGCGATGTCTCCGACGTCCGCCAGGAGCCATTCCTCCTGCGTCATGCCCAGGGCCTTCGCCAGCTCGCGGACGAGCCGCTTCGCCCAGTCGGCCTGTTTCAGGAGCCGGCAGAACACCCAGCCGTACCGCCTGTCGCCGTGCTCAAGGCGGACCTGGATCCGCTCGCCCTCGTCGATCACTTGCTTGATCAGGAAGTCGTGGACGCCTTCGGGAACGTCCAGGCGCTCGCCCCTGGCGGGTGCCGCGGGCTCGTCGAATCCCTCGTCGAAACGGAAATCAACCATCAGCCCACCTCCTGCGTCTTGGGTTCAATCTGGTCGTGCCGACGCCCCACGCGGGCGTGCAGCTCCTGTGCCTGCTGCGACGTCAGCTGGCCGTCGCTTGCCAGGACGTCGATCCTGTCTGCAATCCGACCAAGCGTCCGCACGCTGGCGGCCTCGGCTACGTGCGCCGTGATCCGGTCGAAGAGCGGCGGCTCGGGATGGCCGGCCCCTGTACCGCTGGTAGCGTCAGCGGTTTTTGCAGGCGTCGGCGCCGACGCCACAGGGGCCGGGATCCCGTCCGCCAGCCAGGCCGCCAGGTCGCGGCCGAAGTCCTCGCCAGGCTTGTCGAGCAGCTTGTCCTGGAATCGCCCGGTACGGTCCTTGATCACGTTCGCAATGTGCTCGGTCGAAATCTCGACCAGCAGGTCGAACTCGTACTCGACGCCTTTGCCCTGCTCGGGGGCCAGGCCGACACGCTGCGGGCTCTTCTTGCCGCGGCCGTCGTCGACGGTCGTCCACTCGGTCTTCGACCGCATCGTGGCGATGACGTGGCCGGGATAGCCCAGGATCGCCTGTACGAGCCGCCGCTGGAGCGGCGTCCCCTCGGACCAGGCCGACCAGGTGTTCCCGCGGTACTTGGCCTTCGCCAGCTTCTCGACCTCCTCGAGCAGCGTCTGCCAGCCGTGCGACAGCGAGTCGATCACGAGGACCGGATACCCGGCCTGCGCCGCCTGGCGGATCGCCTCGACGTAGCCGTCGATGGTCTGGTCGGCCAGCTCGAGCACGTCGAACGCGAACCGGTCCGCGTACTTGCTGGCCGATCCGCGCTCGGTGTCGATCACCGCGATCTGCTGGCCGTCCGCCAGGCCCGTCGCCACCCGCAGGCTGGTGAACGTCTTCCCGGCCCCGCTCGGTCCAAAGATCGCCGCCCGCAGTTTCGCGGCGGCCTTTGTTGCCTTCTTGAATCCACTCATCTTTTGCGTCCTTTGCTTCTCGTCGTGAATCCCGCCTCGCGTCCGAGCTCGGCGGGTGAACTTGCTTCCCTGCTACGCGGCCTCCGGCCGCCTCCTACCGCACCAGCGGTCCCCGCTGGGCGGCTCCTACTCAAAACGGCAAAACGTTGCCCACCGGCCACGGCCTCGGGTCCAGCTCGACGACGTCGGTCGACGTCTCCACGAGCAGCGTCAGCCGCTCCTCGTGCATGTCGCAGACGCGTCCGCTGTCGCTGCTGGAATTGCTCCAGCCGGCCAGCCGAAACGTGATCTCGTCGCCGACCGAGTAGTTCTCGAAGGCCGTGCGGCGTTCGCTTGGCGTCGGCGTCTGCTCGTGCAGGTTGCCGGCGGCCGCAAGGTATTCCGGAAGATGCGGGTCCATGCGATTCTCCCTAGTGTTTATTGGATCGTAAAAAAACTAGCCGGCGAGGCCTGCCGCGAAGATCTTCAGCACAACCACGAGCAGCTCGATCCACACCTGTGCGTCCATGCTTTCCTCCTTGAAAACCAGAGCCAAATGTCAGCGTCATCCATGACGCGACGAGAACCTATGCTCTCTATCGTTTATTGGTCAAGCCCAGGTTGAAAGATTCTTGCCCGCTGCGTTTTTCAGCGGAAACGGGCTATCGGCCGACGGCCTGTGAGATCATGCCGGAGAGCTGGCCATTCGATACGCCAACCGGCACCTCGAGGCCGATGGCGTTGAGGCCTATCGAGCTGGCGCACTCAAGCTGCCGCTGCGCAGGAGGTTAGGCTGCCGTGCCCTTCTTCCGCGGCCTCCCGCCGCGCTTCTTCCGCAGGTCGATCTTGGCCTTGTTCAAGGCTTTGACCTCGTCGACGTAGTAGAAGACGCGGCGGGGGGATTCCACCAGCTGCGTCAGCTGGCCGTTCCGCGCCCAGTTGCGGATGTTGCTCGAGTGGACGCCAATCGCCTCGGCCAGCTCGTCAGCGGTTGCGATCTTCCGCCCGCCCTTGTCCAGCAACATGTCCATAGCCCCAGAGTGTAGGAATACGAGTTGATCCATCAACAAGTTGCCCAGGCCACCCCAACGCGCGTAGCGTTGAGGTGGCGAGCATGTACACCCCGCAGGGCTCGAACCTGCAACCTTCGGTTCCGTAGACCGATGCCCAACTGGAGCCGTAGCGGCCACCTACTGGAACCGTAGATCCGGTTTTGCGGGGCGTTTGACGAGCAAGCCAGCCGTCCGGAGGATGGCACCACTAACCCGCTCCACGAGGGAGTGCGGAGGGCGTCGGAGGGGGCCGCAGGAGCGCCCAGTCCGACTCGTGACGGTCCGGTCCCATGTATTGCAAGTCAGGCCCGGCCACGCTGTCAGCGTACGCCGCAAACTACAGCCTCCTCAGAGACGTCAGGCCGGAGACGGTCAGGCAGTACGCGATCACCGCGCGCCTGTTCGAGCGGTGGGCCGGACACCCAGTCCGGCTCGACGAGCTCGATGAGACAAGCGTCTCCGCGTGGCTGCGCGATTACGCGGCCAGCGGCGTCGAGCCGGAGACTGTCAGGTCGAAGAAGGTTGGCCTCCTGGCCCTGTGGAGAGCGGCCGCCGACGAAGGGCTCTGCGAGCCGCCGACGCGGCGCATACGCTCCGTGAAATGCCCGTACAAGGCGCCGACGTGCTGGGACTGGTCCGAGGTTTCCGCCCTGCTCGAGGCATGCCAGAGCCTTAAACGGTGGCATAGGACAGGGCTCCGCAGGTCCGCCTGGTTCGACCTGGCGATCCGGATGGCATGGGACACCGGCCTTCGGCAAGGCGACCAGTTCAGGCTGCCTGTCGCAGACGTGCGGCCGTCCGGCGCCGTCGGCCTTGTCCAGTCGAAGACAGGTCGGCCTGTGATCTGCCAGCTGTCGCCGTCGACCTTCGATGCCCTGCGAGTCTCGCTTGAGCTCGCCCCCAGGCAACTCGTCACGCCATGGCTCGCCAGCCATGAAACGTTCGACGATCAGTTCGCCAGGCTCGTCCAGAAGGCAGGCATCAGAAAAGGGACCTGGAAGTGGCTCCGCAGGGCCTCCGCGACGGACGTCGAGATCCAACGCCCTGGATCGGCGACGGCCCACCTGGGCCACGTCCCAGGCTCCAGGATCGCCGAGCGGAACTACATCGACCCGTCGCACCTGACGCGGAACGCGATCACGCCGCGCGAGCTGCTCACGCCAGCGTTTCAAGATAGGGGGGGGGGGGGGGGGGCAGGCTAAGAACAGGCAGGACAGGGTAGCCTAGGCTGCCGCGCTCCTGGCCTCTTTCATGGCCACCTGCACGGCCCACCGCAGGTGGTCCAGGCTGCAGGCGTTCTGAATCGTGCGGTCGCAGTCCGCGGCCGTCAGGGCCACGTCCGAGGCGTGCTCGCCTGCCGCCGTGCCGGGCCGCTCGATCCACCAGACCTGCCCGCGGAGCTCGTCGCGGACGAACTCTAGCTCGTTCCTGAACCGGACGTCGCAGATCGCAATGGTCGAGGCGCCTGCCTTGGTGGCCTCTGTGATCCGCTGCCGGGCTCGCCAGATCCACAGGTCCGAGCGGACGAGCTGGCGGCCCCATTCTGTCCCCAGAGTTCGCAGCAGATCCCGCGGGCTCTTCCCGCAGGCCATCGGCAGCTCCTTCGTGGCCCTGGCCCGCAGCTGCTCCTCCGGGACGCCAAGCATGGCCCCCAGGGCGGCGTACAGCGGATCAGCGAACCCCAGGACGACTCCGCCCAGGGCCTCGGCCGCGGCGTTCTTCCCGGCCCCTGCGTGTCCGGCGAACCCGACCACCATCGGCGGCTCTGGCCGGCGGGCCTGCTCGAGCTCGCGGACCAGGTCCTCGCGCTCCAGGAGCAACCGGCGGACGTCGGCCGCCAGGCTGCCGGTCGTGCCGGTCCACTGGGCCATATACCGATTGGCCCTGGCTCGAGCGTCGGCCAGGTAGTCGTCGGGCAGTCTCATCGGCGGGCCTTCAGGTCGCGGTCGCAGAAGATCGGTTTCGCGGACGTCACCTCCTGCCGGCCATGGTCGACGACGATCATTGCCTGGCAGGGAGGCTCGTAGGCCGCCTTGATCCTTGTGGCGTATGCGCTGTGACCGATCAAGCTCCCGTTCGAGACGTACCGCCCGGCCCGCAGCCACGAGAACTGATGCCAATGCCCGAAGACCGTCAGGTCGGCATGGTCCACGCGGTCCCAGGCGGCGATCGCCTTGGCGGTCGGGATGGCGATCCCGCCAACGCCGCCGCCGTACCGGATGGCGTGGCCGTGGTGAAACCGGACCTTGAACCCGTCCAGGTCCAGGACGTTCAGGTACCCGCCGCCAACCTGCCAGCGAACGTTTTTGTTCCGCTCCTCGGCTGCCTGGCGAATGTAGAGATCGTGCTCGAACGAGTGGTCGAGCTCGGTCCCGACCCGCAGCTTCTCGGTCGACCGGCCATGGTTGCCGCTTGAGGTGACGACGACGACCTCGCGGGCCATGCCGGCCACCATGTCGACGAACCCACGCAGCCGCTCGCCGGCCCAGCGGGTGGCCGCCAGCGGCGCCAGCTGCGCGAGCTCGGCCGTGTCCGGGTGAATGTGGCCCGAAATGAAATCGCCACCCAGCCAAACGACGACGCGGTCGACGCGGACGAGCTGACGCTCGTGCTCGAGCAGGTGGCCGAACCGCTCCGCGAGCTCGTCGATCCGGTGGTCGCAGACGTCCAGGTCGAAGGCGTTCAGTCCGTTCACCGTCTCCGGCCTGACCTCCTCCTCGACGTGCCAGTCCGACAGCGCCACGATCACGGTGGCTGCCGCCTTCGACTTGCTGGCCTTGCGGGCCTTGGGCGGTTTCGCCTGGATCCCGGAGAGCTCGACGAGCCTCGAGGCCCTGTCGCGTTCCGCGTCGATCCGCTTCAGCGCAGCGGCGTACCGCCCCTTCAGGCTGGAGATCTCCGACCGCAGCCTGGCCAGCTCGGCGTCGGCCGCGAGCTGCGAGGCCGTGCCGGCGTCTTCGATGGCCTCATCTGTCAGTCGGCGCGAAGCCATTGCTCAACTCCTTGGAAGCCGACAGACGAGATCTCGCGCGATTGCAAAACGCGGCTCAACGACTTTGCAAACACGCGAAGCGGCAGCTTGATTTTCCCGGCCTTCCAGTCGGCCTTCACTTGCTGTAGCTCTGCCTGGTGCTCTTCTGCCACGCGACGATGCCACGGCTGCGTGCCGTGCGTCACGACTGCCGCGCTAACGGCCTCCGCGAGAATGCTTGCCTTTGCTTTTGGCACGCTGCTCCCCCTCCTTGGGTTTCTGGGATCTGTTCAGGTAGACCCAGCCGTCGTCATCGGGAGTCCCCATGACCGGCGGGTCTTCGTCCGAGTCGTCCGCCAGGTCCGGGTTCAGGATGAACCGCGGCGGCGTTTGCTTGGCCTTCGATCGTTTTGCCATCGCCCACCATGGCCTCGGCAGTGTCGGGGAGTCATACCGTCACGTCATGCCAGGTACTGCACGATGACGCAGCCAGCGCCACCGGGGTAGCTCGAGTCGAACCCGCCACCGCCGTATCCCGCAGCGAAATAGCGGGCTGGCGATGTCGGAACCTTGATTCCGCCCGAGCCGAACGCAGGCTCTGTACTACAGTCCTCGGTGGTCTTCAGGCCGCAGGCCGCCGCCGCAGCCAGCACGCCGCCGTCGTAGGTCGCGTTGAGCGGCACACGTTTGCACGGCGACACGGCGCGCTCTTCCTTGTTGTCGCCGTATCCGGCCACAGCCCCGCCCAGGTACCAGCTGCTCAGGAAAATGGACCCGGTCAGGAACTGCCAGTTCGCGCCGTTGTTGCTCTGTCCGCCAGAGCCGCCGTTCCGGCCGCCGTCGCCGCCGCTCCACGAGCTGGCGCTGCCGCCGCTTGGTGCTGTGACGGTTGTCCCGCGATACGTCACAGACGTGCCAGAGCTGGTAAGCGAGATCGAAGGCGACTCGTACTGCGTGTCGACAGACCACGTCTTCCACGTCAGCGCGCCAGCCGTCCCACCGGTGCCGACGGTCGAGCCAGTTCCGACCGCCCAGACCTTTATCGAGTTGACCCAGCACGGGATCGGAATGGTGCCAGACGACGTGAATAGTTGGTGAGCGCCGCAGTTATTCAGCCACGACGCGCCGTTGAACGAGTCAGAAGCCGCCCCTGCCCACACGCATTCAGCGCACGAACACGAACAGCCGTCGTATCTCTGCACCACGACAACGTCGCCGTGCGAGTGCTGGACGATGTCTCCATGAGCGTCTGCCAGCCGCCCGCGCCCAACGACTCGACGCGGTATCCCGTAAGTGGCCGCGTGCCTGTGCTGTCCGGCTCGTCCCATGCGATCGAGCCTGAAGCGCAATCCGTGCTCAGGCTGGACTGTCGGATATTCAGCGGCGCGCTCGGCACGATGCACGCGCGACACGGAAATCCCAGGTGGCCTTTCAAGCTAGATCTCCGACCAGCAGCCACGAGTTGGAGCCGAGGTACACAAGAGACGCACCTGATCCCGTGGCGCGAAACGACGCGGACGGGGTGGCGGTAATGGTCACGCCTGACGCCCCAGCCACCGTCAACGCAGCCACGCCGATGCGCGCGATGTCGATATGCGACCCAGCCACCCACGACACGGACGAGCTCGCCGGCACAGTGATCGTGAGCGTTCCGCTCGACGCCGAAAACGTCAGCAGCGTTCCAACGTCGGAAAGCTGGAGCGTGTAGTTGGCGGTTTTTGCGCTGAGAGTTTGCGGATCGCCAAACGACCCAGCATCGCCTCGCGGAATCGTCAACGAAAGAGTCTGCGTCGGTGCCGTTCCGGTAATCGTGGCCGACGCAGAAGATCCAGCGGCTCCAGTCGTGACAGTTCCGATCGACAAACTGTTAGCAGAGCCGGCAGAGCCGGCAGAGCCGGCAGAGCCGGCGGCCCCTGTATTGCCGCGCGGAATTGTAAGGTTCAACGTCTGCGACGGCGGATCGCCTGTTATCTCTGCCGACGCAGAAGAACCGGCTGCGCCCGTCGTCACAGTGCCGATCGAAAGCGAATTAGCAGAGCCGCCCGACCCAGACGCAGCCGGAATCACGAGAGATAACGTTTGATTCGGCGCCGCCCCTGTGAGCGTTGCCGACGCAGTCGTGCCGCTCGTCACGGTTCCGATCGATAGAGTCGTTGCCGGCCCTGATGGGCCTTGCGGGCCAGTAGCGCCAACGTCTCCTCGCGGAATCGTGAAATCGAGCGTGACGTTGTTGCCGTTGTTGCTCGACTTCGCCGACACGCTGGCCGAGCTGCCTGCGGAGCCGGTCGTCACTGTGCCGACAGCTATCGCTGTGGCTGGCGACCCCTGCGGACCAGTCGGTCCAATGCCGCCAGGCGTCCCTGCCAGCGATGCCGTGATCGTGTACGCCGACGACGACGCGCCAACGGCCACGCCGACAGTGTCGCCGGTTGTGGCGGTGACGTTTGGCCCGCTCTGGCCGTTGACGGTAACGGTGATGTCGCTCATGGGATCCGGGCCGTGAACGTGCCGGACAGCGGCGTGAGCGTCACGCCATTAGGATCGGTCCACCGGAAATACCAGCGGTAGCCCGTGGCTGCCGACAGGGCGGTCGTCTGCGTCTCGGTGAGGCCGATCGACACTGTGCCGCCAGACAGCGAAACAGGCGACACAGTGAACGTGGCGGCCGTCGAGCCGATCACGTAGTTGCCAGAGCCAAGCCCGCCGTCCGGGTTGGAGTATGTCGGGACGAAGACCTTGGCCTCGAACGTGTACCCGGTCAGGTTGATCGGCGTGCTCGAGCTGCCAGGCACGGTGAACGCCAGGCCGACGTTCAGCTCGTCGCCGATCACAAACGTGATCCCCAGATCTCCTGGGATTTGTGAGAACGTCGCCACGGTGGGTCCCTCGCGGTAGTGGTCGAACGTTCAGATTGTGCGGGAATCAGTTGACCGGTCAACACGACCTAGCCCCTGGTTTTCAGGCCCGCCGAGCGTTGCTGATGGCCCGCCGCACGAGCATCCGCCCCACGGCATCAAGGAACGGCAGGCCGCGTGCCTGTGCCTCTGCGCGCATGACCGCCACAACCTCGTCGATGCGCTCGGGCTTGCTGCACTCGTCGCATCCCCAGGCGTCCATCTCTGCGGCCTTGGCGCGACAGGCGCAGGTCGGCGTTGGCTCGATGCCGAACTTCTTCAGCAGCTTGGAAAGCTCGGTGCCGGGGCCGCCGCGGGGAACATCTGCGACGAAAGGCAAAGCCGTAGCATTCTTCGCCGGTCGCGCCTGCGAAAACTCGTCGTCTACTACAACTGTCGCTGGGCAGGAACGCGGGGAGCCACAAAAACTATCGTAAACACCGCACGTCTTGCACCTGCGAGTTGCCGTATCGCACTCGCACAAACTGGTCATTCCTGTATTCCGTTGATTGATTTGAGCTCGGCGGACGTGGAAAAAGTCCTGCCGACAAGCCTGCTCAAGCAGACGCCTGATGTGTATGGCCCTGCGTCAGCGGCAAATCCGATTTGACCACGCGCAACCCAGCCTGTTCCGTTTGCCGTTGCGCGGCTGTTTCCGGCCCACGACGAAGCCCAGCTATCTTCAAGCAACGAGCCAATCTCAGAAGTGTCACGAAAATAATCAATTGCCACTTCAAAAACAGCTTGCGAATAAGTAGAGTAAGCATTGGCTTGCGCCGACACTTGTCCGACCATGCCGCTGTTTCCGATTGGCAAGCCTCCGCTCGCAAGGTTTCCATACTGCCATTGCTGGCATCGCGAATCCGTGTTTGACGAGTGCGATGAGTTTGTGATCCCAGAGACAGCGGATAGCGTGATGGTTGCGGAAAATTGCTTTTGCTTTACTCTCCCGAACATATTCCACACTTCCGCAAACCCATAGCTGACGGTCGGCCCCCACATATTGTATGAGCCCGCTATTGTTATGTTGATGAATCGCGGGTACGCGGAAAGGCCGTCTCCACAAAAACAGGTACACCACGGACAGCTAGATTGCGGCGCGGGAGTCAGGCAAACGGTGCAGCACTGGCTTGATGTCGGACTGCACGTCGTCCCCACCCCCTTGAACGTCTTCCCCGTCCCCTGGCACTGGCACTGCGGCTTGACGCTGCACGTCGTGTCCTCGCAGCACGCGCCCTCCTTGCACGCTTCGAGGCAGGCGGCTTCGGTGGCGTAGCCGCCGGCACCTGACTTGCCGCCATATGTTGAAACTTGCCGGCATGGCATTTTCAGTCACCCCTGCGTACTGATGCTGCAAAGTACGGGTCATTCGGAGAACGGTAGGCGCTAAGCGACTGACCGTTGCACAAGGCGTTGAGTGCTTCTTTTCCATAGCCGGCAGAAAAACCTGTGGCTGTGAGGAAAGTGTTTGAATATGACAACCCTGGGCTGCCAGACGGATACCACAGCAAGTTCATTCCTTCCCCGAATGCCTGAGTATTCGACGAGCAGTTCGTGCATACCACAGAAACAGAAATGGCAACGCTTCCAGACATATAACTTCCGTACCACCCCAGCGTTGTGCAGGACGTTGGCCTAACGAGGCTTATGTCTCCCGCAGTGTCTGGATTTGGCCAGTTAGGCACTGACGTATTCCACGACGACGCTGCACAGTTGAATAGCAACACGTTCGGCAGCTTTCGTGCCGGGTCTTCGCAAATGCAAAAACAGTCGCCAGAAGCTGCGCCGTCATAGCACCACCAATCGCCGCAGCACCCGCAGTTCTCCGCGAGCTTGCCGTCCTTGAGGATGATCGCGTTGTTCTTCGTCGCGATGGGCGTCATGTGCAGGCCGTGGTGTTAAGCCAGACGAGCTGGCCGCTCGTGTTGTGGGCGAGCACTTGCTGGGCCGACCCGCTGTACCCGGACAGGGCCGACCAGTCCCACGCCACCAGCACCCACTCGCCGGCGACGTATGCGATCTGACAGCCCATCGTCCCGGACGGCAGCAGGGAAGCGACGTAGTTTTTCGCCTTGTACTTCACCGCCGACAGCGTGGCGTCGGTGACTTCCTTCTCGGCCCCCTTGGCCCAGCTGCCGGAGAACGTCCCGCGGACCAGGGCGTCGTCGCCTGGGGCCGATCGCAGCCGCGTGCCGCCCTGGTTGCGGTCGCCGGCCTCGACCGTCAGCACGGCCCGGCCGATCCGCTTGGCGGCCTCGACGCTGAGCGCCACCCGCCTCCCGGTTTGTCGCGGCGGCTTGGCCATTAGCTCGGGTTCCCGAAGACGCTGAAATCCGTCTCCTGGTACAGCCGGAACGCCAGGGCGTCAGGCTTTTGCCCGGCCGCCTTGGCCACGCCGTTCGACAGGGCCACTGGGGCCTTCACGGGCTTTTTGTCGGCGCCGAGGATCGCGGCCCTCGACGTCCCGCCGGTGGCCGGGCTGCCGCTGGAATCGACGAGCTGGTTGAAGCCGACGTCCCACGGTTTGAAATCCCACGTCTCCTCGCGGTAGTGGAACTCCCACGTCACCTCCCAGTACGGCTTCGTGTCGCTCGAGCTGCCGCTCACGGTGGCCTCTTTTTTGTTCGCCGACCGGAACGACGCCTTCCAGGTCCTGGCCGCCGAGCCGTTCCACGAGCTCGAGTTCACCGTGTTTGAGCGAGACTTGGCGATCGGCGACCATGACAGGTCCGAATAGCACTTGGTCAGCGTCAGCGAGAACTCGCTCGACTCCCGCTCGGCCCCCTCGAGCGGATCGCCTGCACTGTTGACGACAAGGACGCCGTCCTTGTCCTTGAACACCGGAATGGACGTCGACGAGCCCGCGCCGCTCCAGCAGTCTTTTGGCATTCCGGTCGACGGGTCCGGCGTGTTCTCGACCGGCGGAATGTAGTACCGAACGACCAGGCCCCAGATCATGCCGTCGCCAGACTCCTCGGTCAGGTCGAACTCCATCGCCTTGTGGCTCGTGAAGTCAGGGTAGCCGTCGCCGAACAGGACGCTCGCGGCCTGCGAAATCTTCACGCGGGACGTCGTCGGCGAATCGACGCGGATGATCCACTTCCGCGTAAACGTAAACGTCTCGCCGTACTTGCCGGAAACGCCGGTGCCGCGGGCTATTTCAAGGCAGGACACGACGGACATATCAACCTCCCGCGAATTCGAAGGTTTCCATCAGGTCGCCCTCGGAAACCGCATCGCGGATCTGCTCAAGGACGCCAAGCTGCTGCTCCTGGACGTCGCCGGAACCGCCACGCATCAGGCGGAACATCTCGGCAATGCCTTCCTTTGAGCGGCTGTCGGTGGCCCTTAGGACCTCTTGCGACTGCCCGGTGAACGCTGCCGGCTCAGTCGCCTGAGACTTCACGGCAGATCGGTCGGCAGTGTTCTTCGCGCTGGCCGCCTCGCTGGCCGCTTTGAGGGAGTCCGAAACCATCGTGGCCAACGGCCCTTTCTGGGCCTGGGCGACAGGTCCGCCGTCGCCGAACGCTCGTTTGAAATCCTCGCCGGCCGCGATCCCGCCTTCTGTCATGGCGGTGAACATTGAGTTGTTGAACGCGTCCGCGCCCTTGATGAAATTGTCGACGCCCAGGTCGACGCCGACACGCTTTGCCAGGAAATCGGCACCCTTCAGCAAGGCCGTCACAGGGGCCGTCAGGCCCGCAATACCGGCGGCCAGCACAACCTTGAGCGCGTTGCCGACGCCAGACAGGAACGCAGCTACACGGCTTCCCAGCTCGAACACGCCGGCCCACTGGGCGCCGACGCTCGAGACAAACTCCCAGGCCGACGTGAGCCCTCCCAGGAACGAGTCGGCGATCGACGCCAGGAACTCGGCACCGGCCATGATCCCCTCGCCGATGAACTGGCCGATGTTGGCCCCGCCGATCCCGCCGATCAGGTTCGTGAATGTATCTGTGACGGACTGGATCGCCGGTGCCAGGTAGGCCACCACCTGCTGCACGACGCCCTGTATGGACGCGTAGGCCCGCGTGAAGGCGTCGTTCATCTCCTCGACGGCAACGCCCTGCTCGTTCGTCAGGGCCATTCCGAACTTGTTGGCCTCCTCGACGGCCTTGCGGATCGAGCCGGCGCCGCCCTCAAAGAGCGGAAGCAGCTCGGCCCCGCTCTTGCCAAACAGGCCAATCGCAGCTCGAGCACGCTCGGCCGGCGTCGGAAGGCCGGCGATCGCGTCGGCCATCATCTGAAACCGCTCGGCGGGCGTCTTGTTTTGCAGCTCGTCGACTGACAGGCCCACGCCGGCAAGGGCCTGCTGGGCGAGGGCGGAGCCTTGGGCGGCCTTCACGAACGCCACGTCGGCCTTGGTGGCCGCCTTGCCGATCGTCTCCATTGAGACGCCAGCCAGGTCGCCGGCCAGCGACAGGCCAGCCAGCTCGCCGTATGTCATGCCGAGCTGACGCGACAGCTTCGACGTCTTGTCGATGCCCTCGGCCTGGCCTTTGGCCATGCTGACAAACGCCCTGGCGGCGGACGCGGCGCCGCTGGCGACCTGGCCGAAGAGCTGGGCGCCCTGGATGGCCGCCAGCATCCGCATCCCGGACCGCAGGCCGGCAACGTCGCCGGACAGCTTCTTGAACGACGACGACGCCTCCGCGACCCCAGCCTTCAGGCCGGACGTCGACGCGGTGAATACGGCGGATACTTTGCCGATCGTGGCTGCCATCACTCGCCCTGCATCTGTTTTGCGAACGCCGGAATCTTTGCCAGCTCGGCCTTCAGCTCTTCGAACGTCTGCGGCTTCTCTCGGTAGCTCGGCAGGAACCGTTCCTCGGCCGTCGGATCAGGCTGCGCCCCGAAGGCCGCGGCCGTCACCAGGGACGACCTGGCGGCCATCCGCCACTGGTCGCCGAAGGGCTCGATCCTCCAGGCGGCCATCCAGAGCTTGAGTTGCCGAACCGTCAGTCGTCTCTTCCAGGCCTCCACGTTTGGTATTCCGAGCGACAGGGCCAGCCGGTAGATGAACACGTCGTCCGGCCGGCCCCTCATTTTCCCTCGAGCTCGTCGATCTCCTTGTCGGTGATCAGGAGCAGCTTCTGGCCCGCCTCCCATATCTCGTGCAGCGCCCGCGCGTTCTTTTTGCCGAGCCTGGCCACGTCCGCGTCGGACGTGAACAGCCGATTGCCGTCGGCATCGCACAGCAGCAGGCTCGCCAGCTTGGCCCGCCAGCTCGCCCGCTTGCCCTGGTTGGCGGCGCAGAAGATCTCCCACTCGTCGCGGACGTCTGCCGTCGGGTCGAGCAGGTAGACGTCCTTCCCCCACGCCTTGATGTGCAGCAGCTGCGGCGGGCGGATGTCATCGAGGGCCAGGATCTCGTCGGCGGTGAGCGGCATTGGATTCCCTGTTAGTCGAAGCCTGTGAACTGGAACGTGGCGGCCCACTGGATCAGCTCGCCCCGCGCCAGCTCGGCGTCGAGGGACGAGCAGAAGGCCTGCCCAGAAAACGTCTTTCCGTCGGCCCAGGTTGCGACGAGCGTGCCAGGCCCGCCGATGTCCGTCTTCGCCAGGCTAGGCGAGCCGATGAACCTGGCGGTGATGGTGCCTGGCTCGATGCTCGTGCAGTTGTACTGCTTGACTACGCGAGCGCTCTGGCCGGAGCCGACGACCTGCGACCTGAAACTCGTGACCTCGTGAACGTTCCCGGCAGTGACCGACGGCGAGAACCCTTGAAGGACGCCGAGGTACGTTCCACGAAACGTTATGTTCGCTCCCTGGCTGTCGGGGACGTCCGGCACGGCTCACCCCCAGGTTCAGCCGGTCAGCTTGAACGACGCCGTCCCGACGAGCAATTCTCCTACAGCCGCGGTGAGCTCGAACTCTTCGCAGAACGCCTGGCCACTGATTCCGAGCGTGCTGCACGAGATCGCGTACTTGGAGCCTCGAGGAGGGGCGGTCGTCCCCCAGTATTCGCAGGTGATCGTATCGCCGTCGTCCAGCGGTGCCTGCTGAAAGACGCGAGTCGAGCCAGCAGTGGCCGACAGTGGGGTAACGTCGATCGTCGGACGCGACCGCTTCACCTTCACGTTCTTCGCCACAAACGTGACGGAGTTGAAGCTAAACGTCGTTCCCTGGGAGTCTGCGATGTCGGGCATGTCCTACTCCTGCCAGCGGATTTGATACGTGTGCTCGACCATAAACGTCGGCTTGTCCTGGCCATCAAAAAAGACCGGGTCGCCGTCGCGCTCCTCCAGGAGCAAACACAGCCGGATTGTGATTCCGGAGGCCGTGCCGTTGAAGTTGTGCATGGCGGCCCGAACCGAGTCCGCAAGCGTCTTCGCCTGGGAATACGTGGCGGCGTAGATCTCGAGCTGGAACGTCCCGGCCGGGTTGACGTTCAACGGGGCGTTGTACATGACCGTCGCCCTGTCAGTGCCTGTCCGCCCGTAGATGACGTACGGCAGGGCTGCCGATTCCGGCGCGATCAGCGGGAAGGCTTGGCAGCTCGCGGCGGCCTCGATGGCGGCCTTCGCCCATTGCTCTGGGAATGGCATCAGAACGGGCTCCCAGGGTTCTTGCCGGCAGCCAGCTCCTGCGATGCCTTTTCCAGCGCCGCCGCCATCTCTCCAGACAGGTTCGTGGCAGCTTTGCCTTTGTACGCTTGCATCACGCCAGCGACGATGCCGCGAGGCCTGACGTATTTCGTGCCGAATTCAAGATAGATAGCCTTCCTGCTCTGCGGGCCGTACTTGTATCCGAGCACCCCAACAACAAATCCGTCAGCATTCCTGCCTTTGTAATAGGCCTTCGCAACCGCAGCTCTGCGGAGTTCCCCGGATCTCCGCATTTTCAGGACGCCATTTTTATTTGCTTTCATGACTCTGCCGACTGGTGTAGCGGCCTTGAGAAGTGGAACGCCTGGCCGAAGCGAGCGTTTCATTGCGGCGACAAGATGCTTTTTTGCAATATGGCGAGGAAGAGTCGCGTATCGCTGCATGAGCGACGAGATCTCTCCGGACATTTGCTGCCAGTTCAGCGTAACTAAGTCGCTCATGTCGCCTTCTCGTCGCAGGTGAGCTCGTGCTCGTCGCGGTTGCCTTGCTCGACGACCGACGCGATATAGAGCAGCCGGTCGGACCTCGAGGCCCACCGGATCCGCATCTTCCCCGTAAGGCCCGGCACGTAGTGGCAGCGGACGACGAACGTGCCGACGCCGCCAATCTGTTTCCGCCGCTCCTGCTCGCTGTAGCTGATCGCCTGGACCGCGGCCCGCCTGGTGGCGAATGTCGCCCAGGTGGCCACAGGCTCGCCCAGGTTGTTTCGCGTCTCCGTTTCCTGCTCGACGACGACCGTCTCGCGGAGGATTCCGGCCGGCAGAGCCATCAGTACCTCCCGGTGATCGACTCGCTGGCCAGCAGCATCTCGAACGCCATCGGCACCTCGGAGAGCTGGACGTCTGACGCTGCCTCGCGGCGGGCGTACAGGTGGCCGACCATGAGCAGGATCGCCGCCCGCAGCTGCGGTGGGATTCTGGCGTCCGGCCCAGCCCAGTAGGTGACGGTCAGCACCGAGGCCTCTGGGACCGACGGGGCTGTAGTGAACCGGATCACGCCAGGCTTCGAGTCGGCGTCGACCGAATAGGTCGCGCTCGATACTGCCACGCCGCCAACGTCGACCGCCACCGGGTACGTGTTGCCAGTCAGCACAGGGGCCACCGGCAGCTCGACCTCCCGCGGGCTCGAGTTGCCCTCTGGCTCGTACCTGGCCCGCAGCTGCTGCGGAGCCAGGGCCAGGCCCATACGCCGCTCGACGAGCCTGCGGGCCGCGGAGATCAGGCCGACGATCAGGCCGTCGTCGTCTGTCTGCTCTGGGAGCAGCGACAGCTGGGCCTTCGCGTCGGCCAGGCTAACGGGCTCGACGGTGGGCTGCGTGGCGACGACCAGCGACCGAAGACGCATCGTTCACCTCTTGATCGTGGCCGTCTCTTTGCCGGGCTCATTGACCACAGCACGCTCGACCGGCGGCTGGCCCTCGAGCTCGACGCCGGCACCCTCCTGGACAATCGCCAGGACGAAATCATTGGCGAACTCGACGACGTCGCCTGGCTGGTGGCCCCAGGCGGCCTTTATGAATCGGACCTTTGGCATTGTCTGCTCCTCATGGACCAGCGGCCGGGGGCGGTGATCCACCCCCGGCCGCCGTGTTTCGCACGCTCGACTGGGATCAGCTGGCTGCCTTGGCGAGCCGGCCCACGAACTCGGGGGCGTGGTTGGCCACGCCGTACCGGGTGTTCGCCACGTACAGGACCTGGCGATTCCGCATCAGGATCTCGCGGCCGGCTTCGATCTCGAGGCCGCTGTCCTTGATGCCGATCGCCGACGCCATCGAGAAGTCGCCGTAGAGGGCCAGCGTCGTCGAGGGCAGGCCCTTCACCAGGTAGACAGGAGCGCCGAACACCGTCGGCACAACCCGACCGCCGCCGACAGTCATGGTCGTCTGCTGGGCCGCCCACAGCTTCATCAGGTCCACCCAGCCGGCACGGCTGGCGACCCACGCCGAAGTCCCCATCACCGTCTCGTCGACCTTGCCGACGACGTCGGCCAGGTTGTTGAGGCTGGTGGCCGCATTGGCAGCCACGGTGATCGTGTTGCCAGAGGCGACCGCACCTGCCAGGCCGGTGATCGTCGGGCTGGAGGAGTTGCCACCGAGCCAGACGGCGTCGAACTTCTGGGCGTAGGACAGGGCGAAACGCTCGGCCACAAGGCCGGCCACGTCGATCGGCGAGTCGTCGAGCAGGCTACGCGACACGGCCACCGAGGCCCGCATCTCGTAAAGCGTCAGGTCCGCCACGCTGGTGGTCAGGTCCTGGTCGCTGGTCGCGGTGCCTTCGGAAACGAACGACGCGGTGGCGTCGCCGACCTTCGGGAACGAGATCTTCGCACCGGCCGGACGCACGACTGTTGCCAGCTGGAGGCCGACCGACGCGTACTGGAGCCGGTTCACGATCGCGTTGTAGAGCTCGCCGATGACGTACTCGGCACCCTTCGCGTCGTACGCGGTGGACGTTTCTCCCATCGCCCGGATTTCGCCGGTGTAGAGCTGCCGCAGGTAGCCGCCGACCAGGGCCGCAGCCTTGGCGGACGAGAACCCCTGCACGCCGGAGCGGATGTCGGTCCGCTCGCTGCGGGCCTCGCCCTTCTCGACAGCTGCGCGCGGCTCGCTGTCGGCGACCGGCGCCAGCTTCGAACGGGCCGCCGCAAGGCGGGCCTCGATCGCGTTCTCACGCTCGACGACCTGGTTCAGCTCGTCGGCACGCTGGAGCGCCCGCTCGAGGGCCGCGGCCGCCGCGCCGTCCTTGTCGTCGTTGGGGTCGACGTTCCGGAGGTTCTCGATCTGCGGGAGAAGGGTGGCGATTTCGTCCTGGGCCAGGCGGAGCTTGCTCATCGTGTCCTCGCGGGGAAGGGTGTTTCGTCGTGATCGACTCGCACACTGTCCCGAACTACGGACCACCGTTGAACTCGACTGTTCTACGGTAGAACTTTTGCCGGGCATCGCCCGGACGAACACGCGCCGCACGAGCAGCGTACGTATCCACCGTCGGGCCTGTAGATGCGGCCCGTGCCGCCGCACTTCTCGCACGCGGCCGCCTTCGGCTTCTGCTCGAGCTGCGGCGGCGCCGGTTCAGGCGGCGGCGCCGGCTCCTTGGCCATGGCCGCATAGGCCACGGTCACGCAGCCGGCACCTCGAGCACGCTCGGCGGCCATGTCGGCCGGATCGCTCGAGGTAGCCGCCAGCATCCAGAGCAGCCAATGCCACAGGGCGTGCATCTACCACCTCGCGTTATCGAGGACCTGGTGGCCGTCGACGCCGATCGTCGCGTGGGCGAACTGCACCTCGTCGGCATCGGGCGGAGCCGGCTCGAAGACCCACAGGGCAGCCAGGCCGAACTTCGCCGCGACCTGGGCGACTCTTGCCAGGAACCGCAGGACCGGGCGCTCGGGCCGCGGCGGCGTGGGGCGGATCGGAGACTCTGGCGCAGTTGCCAGCCACCACGTCGCGCCAGCCAGGACGACGGCGGCAACGATCAGCTTCTTCTGGTCAGGTCGCATCTGATTCACTCCACAGCCGGTACAGGTACAGGACGACGCATGCCCCGACGATCGATCCGACGACGCCGGCCGGGCCTTGTCCGAACGGCAGGCCGCCGGCGATCGAGCCGAGCACGCCGACGCCGATCGTCGGGATCCAGCCGGCCGGGACGTTCGCCGGCACGATGGCCTTTGCCACGCCGCCGGCAATCGCCCCCAGTAATGCCCAGTAGACGAGCGAGATCATTTATCCCCCTTGGCCATCCAGCCGTCGTTTACGAGTTCGCGGGCCTTGAACCCGTCGACCGATCCGATCACGAACGAGTCGCCCTGCGCCAGGATCGCCTCGGCGTCTCCGCGTGTGATCCAGAACGAGCCGTCGGGCTGGTCGACGGGATGCCTGCCGCCGCGTACCCAATTCGGACCCCAGCTGTTCATCACGAGCACGCCGTCGCGCGGGTGCTGCATCGGCGTCAGCGATCCCGGCAGATTGTTCTTCGCGTACTTCACGCCGATGACAACCATGCAATGCGCCCAGCTGCCGCTCCTCTTCAGGAACCCGTCGGCGTCTCTGTCCTGGCCCTTGAACCCGATGTTCGAGCAGATCGGCACGCACAGGCCGTTTTCGAGCGCCGCCGTCAGGCCTTGCCACGTCTCGACCAGGGCGACGGCTCGTGCCGTGTGTTGGTTCGCCTCTTTGGCGAGCTGCGGCGACACGCCACGAGCGCCCCATTCCTTGGCCCGCGGGATCTCGTACTTCGTCAGGTCGACGTCGCCGTACTTCTGGCGGTACAGGATCCCGCCGTGGCCGTTCTTCAGGCCGGCCACCCAGCGTGCCGCGGCTGCTCCGTATGAGCCGTCGGAGTAGCCCGCGAACGTCACCGGCGGGAGCCGGCCCTCGGTCCGGCTGCCGGCGTAGATTGGCTCGGTTGCCACCTCGAGCGGCGGCTCCGCCAGGCCGCCCTGGCACCAGTCGACGCACTGGCCGACGTAGCTTCCCATGCCCCAGCCGAACGATACACACGTCCCGATCTCGCCCTGGTTCCATGGCCCGTAGGGCGTGCCGTAGCGCGCCTGGTGGGCTCTTTCGGCGTAGCGGTACAGGTAGGCGTCTCGCCCCTTCGCGGCCGCCAGGACGTCCGGGGCGGCCTGACGGAATGTCGGCTGCTCGAGCTCGCGGAGGAAAGCCCGCGTGCCTTCCGGGTTGGGCGTCCAGCCCATCTGGCGATCAGCGGCCCGGAGGGCCTTGTGCGTCAGGTGGTCGACGAGCGCTCCCAGGATCGCCGCGAACACGACGAACGCGACGGCGGACCACGTCCACGCTGCCTGGCGGTTGCTCATCAGTCCGCCTCCTCGCCGATCCGACGCGGGATCGGCAGCGGCAGGAGCGGCGCACGGCACCGGCACTGACACGGCGGGATCGCCTCGACGGCCTGCCGCAGCTCGCGGACCTCCTGGCGGATGGCCAGCAAGATCGCCGGGCAGGCCCCGGCCGAGATCAAGAGCACGACGCAGGCCAGCACTGTCAGCGCGTAGACGCCGTTGTCGATGAATTCCCACAGCCAGTCGGCCCAGCTCATCGGACGGCCTCCTCGGCCGCCCTGGCCAGCTCCCGGAACGCCTCGACCCACGCAGTCCGCGACGTCTCCGACAGCGGCCCGCCGCTCTTGCCGACAACCTCGTCGAGGTACTTTCCGATCGCCGCCTTGGCGTGCGGCTGGCGTTCACGCAGCGGCACCGGCGAGAACCGGAACTCGCTGGCAGCCGTCCGCAGGTCCTCGAGCTGGAGGCCTGTCGAGATCCGCGGCGATCCAGACTTGCCGTCGAGCTCGAGGGCGTCGGCCACGGCGGCACAGACGCCGGCGAACGACGCGGCGTCGGCGGCCGCCTCGGATCCGATGAACTTGCCGCGGAGATTCAGCCCGCCGTCGTTTGGCGGCACCACGGTCGACCGCGGCCAGAACTCGACGGCGGCCGCCACGGCGGCGCCGGCCAGCAGGGCAGCGACAAGGATTGTCCGCTGATTCATTTCCGCTGGCTCCCGTGCAACAGGTCGAGCCACAGCGTGTCGACGGCCTTCGCAGAGTCCTCGTCCAGGGCGTCGGTGGCCGCGAGCCGGTCACGCACGGCCAGCAGCGAGTCGATCGCGGCCCGCGGGTCCGGGGCCGGGGCGGCGGCCGCCGGCACCTGGGGCGGGACGCGGAACAAATCATCTGCCGCAGAAATCTTTGGCAGAGGATTCGTAACGCCACGCGGCCAGAACAGGTAGGCCAGCGCGGCGACGACGAGCAGGGCGGTGATCATGCTTCCTGGCTCCTGGTGATTCGCAGCAGGGCCTCGACGGCGCCGGCGGCGAGCGAGAGAACGAGAACTCGGGTTGCCGGCCGGATCAGCATCCACGCCGGCCAGGCGGCCAGCGGAACGGCCTTGTCGGCAAACGAGTCGAAGAGCGCCGCCACGGCCGTCAGCGCGATCGCCTTCTTCTCCGGGCCTGTCAGGCCAGCGACGGCCTCCAGGGCTCTGACGACCAGGTACAGCAGCTCGACGAGCATCCGGCCAAACTCGGACCACGTCAGGCCGTCCTTCGCCTTGTCGCGTGCGCCGGCCAGGAACGCGTTCACGCTGGCGGCGACTGTCGTGATCGTGTCGCTGGCGTTCATCGCTTCCTCGTCCAGATCTCGGTGGCCGGCACGACACGCTTCCTGCGGGCGTGGCAGCAGCTGCATTCCAGCCGCTGCTCCTGCTCCAGGCCGACACGCCTGGAGGTGATCACGCGGCAGCGGTGGCCACAGTTGCGGCAGGCCCTACTTGATTCGGCCGACATTGGCGCGGAGCCTCATGGCTGCGAGTTTGGCGGAGGCCGCCGTCAGGGCGTAGGACCAGCGGCGGCGTCTGTCTGCCTGCTCGTCTGCCACTCGCTCGGCCGCTTGCCGCTGCTCGGCCTCTGTCAGGTGATCGGCCCGCCACTGCTCGAGCGACCGCAGGGCCGCCGACGACTGCGGGTACGCGGCCCGCGTCACGATCGACACGTCCCACAGGCCGGCGACATCGGAGATCGTGCGGACCATGGTGCCGTCCGCCTCCTGGCTCCACGCCTCGCCTGTGCCGCCCTGCGGCAGCGTGAACGCGAAGCTGGCCCCGAACAGGTCGCCCCTCTTCACGAGGGTCGTAATGTCACGCCCAAGCGTCGTATCCGGCGGGTCGATGGAATACGCAAGCCCGCGATCTGTGACGTTTAGGCGGAGCGTGTCATTCGTCGTGCGGCCGATCGGCTGGCCTGCATGATCGAATAGGGCAACAGTGTCGAGCCCGCCGCGCGGGTCGTTCCGGTGCCGGCCGACGATCTTGTCGAACGCCGTCGGCAGAAACACCTCGCGGAAACCGCCCAGGTCCTCGCTCCGCGAATTGAACGGCGGCGAGATCCCCTTGATCAGCGGCGAGGCCGCGGACCGCTCCTCGAGCTCGATCGGCTCGACGGCAGTCGGGACGTAACGCCGCTCGACGTCATCACGCATTGGCAGGATCCTCCGGAGCTTGGGCCGGCACGTCTTCCGGGTCCAGCGTGTCTGCCGGGAACTGCGTGTTCGCCGGCGGCATGGCCGGAGCCGCGTCCGGGGCCGTTCCTGTGGCCGACGTGCCAAGCGGCGCGAATCCGAGTTGCATGTACGTTTCGTTCGCCGCTGGATTCTCCAGGAGATCCAGGTCCTCGAGATCCCGCAGCTCGTTGGGCGAGATCGCGCCGGTGTTGAACAAGAACTGGTAGAGCGCAACGCGGGCCTGCGTGTCGCCACGAAGCAGGGCGCGGGAATCGAGCCGGCAGTAGTGCCGGCCGTCCATCGGGTTGTCGTACGTCCGCAGGATCGAGCGGTCGATCGCGCCCTCGAAACGCTTCTGCCACGGCAGCAGGCCGAAGACGTGGGCCGTCACGAACTCCTGCTCGACGTTGCTGTACTTGGCCATCGCGTCGTCGCCGAGCAGCGTCGTCGGGATGCCGTACACGCGGGCGATGTCAGGGAGCATGCTCTTTCGCAGCTCCATGAACTGATTCGCCTCATTCGAGTTGCCCTCGATCGGCTTGAACTGCGTCTTCTTTGGCAGGATCGCCGTCGAGCCGCGGCGCTTGGCCGAGCCGTAGATCTCCTGCCACTGCTGCCGGAACTTGGCGGCCGCCTCGGGCGGGATCTCTTCCTGCGTCTCGATCACGCCGTCCGGGCGTGCGGAGTTGTCCCAGAAGCTGGCGGCGGCGACGTCGAGCTTGCGTGCCAGGGCCACGCTGGTCGAACACAGCTCGGCCGGCAGCTGGCCCTCAAACCCATTGTCCGACAGCCAGCGGTAGTGAACGATCTCGCTCTGGGCGAAATTCTTGTACTCGCCACGCGGCAGCAGGTAGCGGTAGATCAGACTGCCGTCGCCACCACGCAGGCAGGACATACGGCTCGGGTGCAGCGGCTCGAGCGACGAGCAGAACCCATTGTCCCCGGACACGATCCGCGAGTAGGCCCGGCCGTAGAGAGCCAGGTGATAGGACGTCGTTTCCTTGTACTCGAAATCGCTTTGCCAGGCGTTGGGCCGCCAGGTCAGCACGTCGTAGCAGGGCAGATCGTGGGCGTGCATCTTCGGGAAGCCGGGCCGCCGACGCATGACCTCGGTCGGCATGCACGCGATCGAGCTGGCGATAAACCGGACGCACGCCAGGATGCACGTTACGCGGACGGCCACCTCGGCCGACATGGAATCGGCCTGGAGGATCCCGCCCAGCGGAATATGGTCGGCCAGGCCACGCAGCTCGTACTTCTCGCCGGCCGGCTTGCGAGCCCGCGGCCGCTTGGGTGCCGCCGTCCGCTTCACAGCTCGATGATCTGCCATGAATCCGCACCCATCTCGGGTTCAGCCGTACTTGCCACCGCCAGGCCGCAAACCGCCGCCACGATCCCGTCGGTCTTATCGCTCGATCGGCCCTTGTCGGGTTTCATGTTCCCGGCATGGTCGACGTATACGCAGACGTTCCCGGCCATCCACTGGAGGACGGGCGACGGGCACCGAAACTTCCGCTCGTGGATCAGGACCTCGAGCAGCTTCGACGGCGCCGTCATCCGGCCTACAGACTGGCCGATAGCCTGCACTTCCAGGCCCGCTCGTTGAAGTTGCGTTGCCACGCTGCCGAGGTTCCATGGATCGGCCCCGACGCCGCGGACACGGTGCAGCTTTGAGTAGGCCACGATGTCGGCCGCGACCTGGTCGTGGTCGAGACGGACGCCAGGCGTCGTGCGGATCCAACCGTCGGCGATCCATTGCCGCATCGGCACGCGGGCCTCACGCTCGCGGTCGGCCACGTTGTCCTCGGGCATCCAGAACATGCAGTCGGCGTCATAGCCGCCCTGGCCGTCAGGGAAGAGCGCTACGGCCGCCGTCAGGTCGAGATGGTCGGCCAGGTCCAGGCCGATGAAACACGACCGGCCCTCCAGCGGCTGCGGTGGCTGCGCGACGCACGGGGCGTAGGCCTCCGGAGTGAACCAGCGGTTGTCTGGCGTCGTCCAGACGTTGAGCGAGTAGCGGAGCCACCGCTGCCATTTGATCGGCGACGTCTTCGCGTCCTGCCAGTCCGCCCGGAACTCGTCCTCGGAAAAAGTGATGCCCATCGACGGGTTTGCCTTCCGCCAGGTCTTTGGGTCGTCGTGATCGTCGTCGGCCGCTGCCGCGTAGATCAGCCCGTAGAACGTCGGGTTCGCAGCCGCGTTCTTCTGCACGAGCTCGCAGTCTTGCCACCACTGGTACCCCGGCCCCTTGCGGTCGTCGCCGGCCGTGCTGATCGCCAGGACCAAGCCGTTGGGCGTGGCGCGTGTGGCATAGGCCAACGCGCTGACCAGCTCGTCGGTCCGGTGGGCGTGGATCTCGTCGATGATCACCGAGCCGTTCAGGCCTTCGTTCCGGTACGCGTCGGCGCTCAAGCAGCGCAGAATGTTGCCGTGTTTCCGATTCCGGATGATGCTCTTCGAGTCGACGACTTCGAGCACCTTCGACAGCGTCGGCGAGGCCTCGACGGATCGCTTCAGCATCCGATACAGGATCCGGGCCTGCTCGCGGTCGACGGCGGCCGGGTAGACGTCCGCCAGCGGCTGGTGGGCCGTCAGCAGGTACTGGGCCACGCCTGCCATCAGCCAGGTCTTCCCGTTCTTCTTCGGCACGAACACGGCGCCGCGGCGGTAGCGGAGCCGGCCGTCCGGCCGCTTCCAGCCAAACAGCGGCGCGATCACGCGATCGCGTTGCCAGTCGATCAGCTGCACCTTCGACGGCTCGCCGCCGTCCTGGCTCGGCACACGGCAGAACTGTTCAATGAACTGGGCCGGCTTCGCTGCGGCCTCGGGATCCCAGACGTAGCCCGGCACGTACTCGGGCCGGTCGGAGCCCGGTTCAGCCGCAGAAGGCGCGGAGCGCGGCTTCTTCGGCGTCCTCTTGGCCATGGTCAACGGCCTCCGGCGGGAATCGCGTCTCGGCCGCCGGCGTCAGGCCGTACTCGCGGGCCAGGGCGACGAAATCACGGCGCGCGTCACGCAGCAGGCGGGCCACAGGGTTCGCCGCCTGGCCCTTCTCGGTTGACGTCATCCAGCCCTCGGCGGCCAGCTGCTCGGCGAGCTCGCGGCAGTCGGCGTACAGGTGGGCCAGGATCGCCAGGGCCTCGGCGTGCTCCGGCTTGAGCCGGCCAGCCGCGGCGATCTGCGGGCATCGGTCCTTCCAGAACCGAGCGGCCGCCGGCCTCGAGCTCACGTCCGCCGGTGGCTTGATTGCTTGCGTCGGCTCAGGCTTCTCGGCGGCGGCCGGCTTGGCCATGCCAATGGCCGCGGCGCGGGCCAGGGCGGCCTGGCTGACCTTGCTTTTTGGATCAGGATGCCTTCCTCGTCGTCCCATGAAGTCACCTAGTTTTCAGAAATCCTCTGGGAAATTCGCGCAAAGGC